AACAAGTTATCAATACCCTAAACAAAATAGTTAAATATCCAAGCGATGATGTATATCTTGATTTTTCACACATAGAGGAAATTACAAAGGGTTCTTATATGGTGTTGTTGGCGCAAGCAGAAAAAGCGTTAACCTCAGGAAAGCTTATTTTAATACACAATAAGTTTCCCAAGTCAAAAAAAGTGTTAGAAATACTATCTGAACAAAAAAATTATATTCACAAAAATATAAATCTAACAGCTATCGACGCAATTTCTACTGCAACGGTTGATACTAAAGTTGTTTCGGATATTCTAACTGAATTAAGAAGAATTGGAATTAATGAAGACTATCGGATCTTTTATGATTTTTTAGTTGAATTGATCGGGAATGCTGCTGAACATGGAATCCAAAATAAAAATATTAATTGGTGGTTGCTATATTATCGAGTACCAGAACAAAAGAGTTTCAAGTTTGTTTTTGTAGATATGGGGGTTGGTATTATAGGCTCATACAAACGTTCTAAATTGCAACGTTTTATAAAACTAAAACAATCGTCATGGATTATCCAACAGGCTTTTAATGGACAACTTGGATCTTCAACTGGACAATCAAACCGAGGTAGGGGA